CGTCTGCTTCGTTGGGGTCCCCGGCAGCTCCGATCCCTTGGCGTAGCCGAACACCCGGTAGACGATGTAGCCGATCAGCAGCGGCAACAGCACCACCATCACCATCAGCACATAGACCCGCATCGGCACATTGCGCGTGACGGTGTGGGCCTCGGCGCTCTTGTACCAGGTGAAGACCTCCTTGTTGAACTTGTAGACCGACTTGACCGAGTCCTTGCGGCTCTGCACGTTCTGCTTCAGCTCCGGCCACTCGTGGATGGTCGAGGTCTGCGTGCCGAAGCGCCGCACCGCATGCAGATGCCGGCCCACCAGCTCGCGCACCTGCTTCGAGATCAGCGAGGGCTTCTGCGTCATCAGCACCAGGTCAATGCCGCCGTGCCGGTGTGTCTCCAGCTCGCTCTCGTGCTTGGGCACCTGAGACCCGGCAGGCCTCGGCCGGAAGATGCGCTGCGCCTCATCGATCACCACGATGGACTCGGGCGGCGCGGTGTACCACTTGTCGGCTTCGATCTCCTGCCACTCGGGCAGCTTGTCTTTGTTGATCGCGATGCCGTTGTAGAACACCGGCCGGCCGCTCTTCTTGCGCAGCGCTTCGATGCGGTCCAGCGTGTACAGCGTCTTGCAGTGGCCGGGCAGGCCGGTTTGCAGCTCGATGGTCATTTGATGCTCATCTTGGTGATGCTGCCGGCCGCGCTCACGCCCTTGAGCACGAGCACCGCGACATAGGCCGAGAAGACGATGTTGATGCAGGTGCCGACCTGCAGAATGCCCAGCACGTTGAGCAGCATCGAGGGCGCATTGCCCATCTTGCTCATCACCTGGCCCTTCGCCCAGCTCAGCGACAGGCTGATGCCGCTGTACGTGATGTAGCTGATGCCCAGCGAGATCAGCACGCGGCCGACCATCGTGCCCATCGCAGAGATCAACGCGCCGATCAAGGCGCCAATGAAGACCGGCATGTCACACGCTCCTGATCAACAACCGCGCGCACAAGATCATCGTGAGCGCCACGGCAATGCGACCCATCCACACCATGGGTTCGCACAAGGTCGAGCCCCACGGAATGACGACGCTCTGGTTCACCCCGAGCACGTTGATCGGAATCGTCTGGTCGGCCAGGCACCCATCGCCCCACGGGTTCGATTGATCGATGCTGGACCCGAAGTCAATGACGCCACTGCCGCGATTGGCAGGCGCGCCAGGGTGGTCGCCTGGCTGATCGCCGGCCGTCGTCGCGTTCAGCCCCTTCTGGGACAGCGGCGTCTGTGTATCCATCAGCTCGCACATGCGGCGCTTCTGCTCTTGCGCCATGGCGCACTGGATGGCATCACCGGTGCAACTCGTTGCCGCGCACGTGCCGCTGAAGGTCGAGGGCGGCGTGTCGTCCTCTTCACCCGTGCCCGAACCGCCGCCACCGCCGCCGACAGCGGCACACAGCGGACTGCCTGGGTTCTTCGCGCAGAACTCGCCGATTGGCGTGACCGTGGTGACCGGCGTTGTCGTCGTGCCGCCCGTCGAATCGGTCGTGGTGGTGGTGGTGGTCGTCGTGCAGAAGCCGCCCATGCAGGTGCTGGTGGTGCCCGTCGTCGACGTACCCGGCGTGCCGGCGCCACTCGACGGCGCCGACGAGCTGGTGGACGGTCCTGTCGTTGTCGTCGTCGTGGGGCCCGTCGCTGAACCACAGGGCACCGTCACCGGGGTGCCGTTCACCGTGCCAGGACAACCCGGCTTCCCAGGATCAGGCAGCGGCGGAGCACCCGGAGCAGGTGCAGGGGGCGAAGCTGGAGCCGGCGACCCAGGACCCGGCGTACACGCCGTGCCCTCGGACATGAACGGCCCGTAAACATAGAAGCCAGTTGACGACCTCGAATCGCTCGTCGCAGCAGCACCAGAACCAAGACAACCGCCGATGCACACCGACGTGGTCTGAGAACTCGTCTCCCAAAGCGACGCACCAGCACCACCCAGAGCCTGTCCAGCCTTCGGACAGGCGGGAGGATCGCAGACGTTGGTCAGCGGGTTCAACACCGAGGGGGGCGGACACGTTCCCACCACCCGCGCGCACTTCGTCGGGACCGGCGCAACACCGCCTGAGAAGCCCGTCGGACATTCCTCGCTGGAGGAGCCATACAAACCCTCAGCCCCAGTCTGCTTCGCGATGCCATAACAATCCGCCGCACGCGTGGGTGGCGTGCCTCGCATCACCGTTCGACTCTGCGTCACACCCGTCGTGCCGCCCATCGACGACGCACACGCGGCCTCGCCCGTCGCCCAGAGAACACCGCCTTTGCGCCAGACGCTGTCCTTGGTCTCGACGGCTGCCAACACGTGGCCGCTCATGCCGAACAGCAACGCCAACAGCAGCCAACGGCTCAAGCGCGAAAGAGAATCCATCCCGCCCCCAGCATCGCAATCAAGACCCAGATACCCACGTCGGTCCCCAATGAAAAGCGGGGCCGAAGCCCCGCGAGGTGATGCGATCAGATGGCCGTGGAGATCCAGCCCCAGATCTTCACGCCCACTTTCATGATCAGCTTCGGCGCGCCGATCAGGGCGACCACGCCGGCCACGGCAGCAATGGCTGCGACCACTGCGGACACGTCCGGATCGCCGGCCGCAGCATTGGCAGCACCGGCTGCGAGGAGGACACCTGCAGCCAGCAGGCCGCGTTGGATTTGCTTTGTCATCGAGAAGACCCTTTCATTGGTCGTTTTGAGAACTGACGCCATCGTCGGAAATGACCTGCTCAAGCGCACGCCACCCCCACGCCATCGCCCACGTCAGCAGAATTGCGCTGCCGATGAGGGCGCCCTGCTCAGGCGTCAAATTGAGCGGAGACTGAGACACGGCCGAGTACTCGGCCGGTGAAATGAGAACGAGGGTGGAGCAGGGCTCAGGCGCCGCGACCAAGGCCGGGGCAGAAGCCCCGACATCGGCGAAGGCGACGCACTGGGCCATCAGAAACTCGCGCTTTCGCATGCGAACTTCATTCGCCCACCTCGTCGAGGTTGACCACCACGCACGACCCTTTGTCGCAGTGGTCCTCCAGCATCTGGACCGCCTGCTCTTCGTCGTCGATCACGCCATTGCGCAGCGCCAGCGACAGCGAGGGCGTCCACGCCACATCGCCGGTGTGCGGGCACGAGTGCAGGAACTGGAAGTTCCTGCCCGACTGGATCAGCAGGCGGGCCATGGCATCACTTGGCCGCAGCGACCGGTTGCAAGCCGTGGATGACCGTCGTCTGCGTGGTGCCGCTGGTGACGATCTCCATGTCGGCCTTCGCCTTGAACGGGAAGGGCAGGTGCTTGTACTTGTCGAACTCCGACGCCAGGCCGATCTTGAAATCGCCCGCGCTCTGGCCCTTCATGTTGCCCTTGCTGGTGTCCATGTCGAGCAGCACGAAGGCCTTGGTGGAGTCGTAGGCCTGGCCGGTTTCCATGGTGCCCTTGGAGGCCTTCATGCCGACGACGGTGATTTCCGTTTGAAACTTCATGACGTTGTTTTCCTATGCCCCGTTGAACGACGGCGCACCAGGCGGGGCGAACCCTGCTGCGACTTTTTGGGCGGCATCGCGCAGCGACGCCAAGGTGAAACCGCGCAGGCGAGCCGGCAGGCGATGGGCTTCGGTCTCGGCAATGAAGTCGAGGATCTCGCCGCCGTTGGTGAGCAACCAGCAGAGGTAGGGCGCGCAGACGCGCGAGAACCACTTCGACCCACGCAGGACCGCGGACTCGGCCGTGAGGTCTACCAGCTTCTGGCCGGCTGGAATGCGTTGCGGATCGGCTTCCACGTTCAGACGCTCAAGTAACGCGTTACAGAAGGGGTAGGCACCGGCGAAGAAATCGGCCGGCCGGGTGAGCAGATCGAGATCGAGGACGCGGGCGTTGTTGCGCATCTCGACCTCGTAGCGAATCCAGTCGTCGTTCGCCTCGTGGCCGAACAGCTCGTCACCTTTTTCGTAGGCACGCAGGGCCTTGCCGGTTTCGCGCTTGCCGACGTTGAAGGTGCGGGAGTGGCCACTGGTCCAGCTGCCGTTCTCGGTCTGGCTGGGGCGCTGGCCGCGCACGTCGAAGGCGCCGGTGCGGTAGAGGTCGGGCAGGGCGGTGATGTCTTCGCCGGTCCAGACGTCGACGGCCAGGTCGACGCGGGTGAGCCAGCCGTTCGAGTTGGTGACCCACTCGCGGACCTTGGCCCATTTCGCGGGCGAAAGGTGCAGGCAGGCGGAGCCCCACAGGTTCAGGTGGACGGTGGCGGCCTGGCCCTCGCTCTTGCCGCCGGCCAGGCAGTAGCCGACCACGGCACCTTCGAACATCAAGGGGCAGCGGGCGGCGTAGTAGTCCATGCCCTTGTCTTCGACCTGGCCGACGGTGAACGTGCCAACCAGGGCGGCGAATTGATTGGCGCCTGAACGGGCGACGGCCATGGCACCGGTGTAGTCGAGCGCGGCATCGGCGTTGCGGCAGGCGACCAGGGTTTCGCGGGTGCGGCGGTCGAGCAGGTCGAAGATCGTGAGGTCGGGGTCCAGGCTGCGATCGCATCGCACGACGGCATCCAGCGGGAGCGTGAAGC